AGGATGTTTTTTAAGACCAGAAATTTCCAAAAAAAATTCTTCTGGGATGTTGTTTTTGACCATGTATCTGCTATCCTATATGCGTAACCTATTCCTAGTCCATTATAATTTATAAACCATCAACAAATCAAATAATCAAGGAGAATAATATGACAAACAAGCTAGATACCCTCATCGACAGCCTTCTTATCGAGGTCAACGAAGAGATTATTACCAACCTCAGCACAATGGGCTATTCGCGTGACGAGGCAACAAAGGTTGTTGCGGAGTTCGGTGAGTTCGACCTTGCTGCTGCAGCTGCTGCTGAACCAGCTAGCTTCTAATTAATTTCACCCGTCTGGGGTGGGAGCCGAAACATGGCTCCTGCCCCAGATTTTTTTTTATGCCTTAGCGTGTTTTCTTAATCTAAATGCTCCAGTACCGCAGGCTCCAGACTTAGCAAAATCGCAGTACGTGCATGCTCTTTCGTTCTTTGTTGGATGAAAGAATGTGTCTTCGGTAATTTTGTTTATTTCTTTAAGTAGATTTTCTTTTACATTCTCCAGATCTTCTCTTGTAAAAAGATGACCCTTTCTCCTACCCGATCTTAGGTAATATAGCTCTGCGTGTATATTTTTATCTGGAAACTGCTGAGAAACAGCCAGCGCGTAAATACCCAACTGTAGGTTATTAGCGATGTCTTTTTGCGCAACTTCCCACTTGCCAGTTTTATAATCTATAATTTTTAAAGTATTTTCATCAACAACATCAATCCTGTCTATGTATCCCAGTATTGAGTAGCTGCCTATGATAAATTTAAATTCGTATTCTTTATCATATACATCAAATGTTGATTCACCATACTGATCAAAAAATTCATTTAAAATAGTTGTACCAACACCAACTAATTCTGGGCCAACTATTTTGGTTGGGTCTTGTTTTTGTGCGTGCTCTTGATAAGATTCAACTAACTTAGAATGATCTAATTTTTCTTCCTTAGAAACATTGTCTTCTAAAACAGAATGTATGATATTTCCGAAGAAGCGCCGCGTCATTTGGCTTACGAGGCTCTTTTTGAATATAGCTATAAAAATATTTTGATGGGCAGGATTTATATGTATCTATTCTTGAATAAGAAAAATCTGTTAAAGAGAGCCTTTCAAGCGGAGACAACTCAGATATAGATTTAATTTTTATACTCATCATCATCTCCTACATTTTGAAGAAAAACACCATTTTCGTCATATTCATTACCACCTTCATCTATAAAGTGGCCACTATATATATTTTTATATCCGCCGTTCACCAACCGGAACCCATCCAGAGGTTCCTATTTCCATATGGTCATCTTCGTTATACGGCCAGCTCATCATTTTCTCCAAACATTTCTTTAACCATTTCATTAGCTCCATCTTTTAGCGAAACTACAGTGTTATGAATGGCATCTATATTATAATAGTAGTTTAATAATCCGTAAAGATCATCTAGTTCTTCCTTTGTTGCAAAGAATCCAGCAACTCCAGATTGTATAAAATATGTTGGCCTATCTCCCGAATCGTATTCTATTAAAACTATAGAACCAAGAGTCATTCTCCCAATTTCATGTGATTTCATTATTACTCCTCGTATATAGTTATAGGATTAAAGTTTGGATCATCCAACTTTTCACGCATGTCATGAACGTAAGAGTCCCAATCTCTCTCATCTTCAGATTTCTTTTCGTAACTAACAGTGCCCTTAAATGGGTTAGATTTAAATCTAGTCACAACTAGACGCCCCTGTTGAGTCCTCCATCTTAGTACGCCATTTTTGCAATCACAGAAGTCATCCGGATGAGGATCTGTCCAACCCCTAGGGTCATAGCGGCCGCTGCACGAATTGCACTTATTGTATCTACCCTTATCTTGACATCTATTGCATGATGAGCAGAAGGTCCAGCATGGTTTTTCTGCTGGATTTTGATACGTTCCAGGTAGTGTCATATTATCTCCAGTTGTTTGCTAGTTGCTTGATTTGATCTTGGATTTTTAATGAAGTTGTCTTCTTAAAGCGAAAGGTTACTTTTTTATTATTTTCCATATAAGAAAGAAAAACATTAATTGGTCCGTTTATTGGTTCAATTATATCATAAACACCTTTAACCAACTCCATACTGGGGGCTTCAGGAAAAGACAATACTATAGATTGAGTTCCGATAGCTCTGGAGGTGTCTACTTTTTCTATAGAATTAAAAAATAGTTTAACAATAGAAGTTTCTTCTTCGTTTTCTTTATTGATTGAACCAGTGACAATAACAATATCGCCTTCTGTAAAAAAATCATCAGACAAGGATTTTGCTTCTCTTGGAAAAACAACAACCTCTATTTCGCCAGTCAAATCTTCTACTGTAAACTTAAACATTCTCTGGCCTTTTTTGGTAATAATTTTTTTAACCGAAGTAATAATTCCACCTATTTTATGGTTTGAACCACTTGACATTTCATAAGCGTCTTGTATTTCAACAGTTACGTCTTTAGAAAGAAAATCCCACATACCCTCAATCGGATGCTTGGACACATAAATACCTAGCTCTTGTTTTTCTTTTTCCAAAAGATCAAGTTCATATTTTCTTGTAATATCAAATTCATCTTGGATATCGATTAATTCGTCAAGAGCGCCTGCTTTGGCAAAGTGTTCGAGTGTTGATTTTTTTAATATAGACGTATCTGTTCTCCTAAAAAAATCATAAATATTTTTATATGGTTTATCTTTTGCTCTGACCTCCATTAGCGCTTCCGCTATCGATTCGCCAATGCCATTAATCGCAGAAAGGCCAAAGATAATAGTATTATCGTCAATAACTTCAAAGTCTTTTCCTGATTTATTAATTGAAGGCGGTAGCACGGTAATGCCGAGCTTTTTGCAGTCTGCTAAATAAGAAGCTAATTTTTCTTTATTGCCAACGACAGAAGACATAAGGGCAGCCATATACTCTGCAGTATAATGAGTCTTTAGATACGCAGTTATATAAGAAACCATGGCGTAACTTGCGGCGTGCGCTCTATTAAAGCCGTATCCGCCAAAGTACTCAATGTCTGAATAAATTTTATTTGCTATATTTTTTCCCAAACCAGAATGACTTTCGCATCCTTTAACAAATTTTTCTCTAAAAAGAGCTATCTTATCCATTAACTTTTTACCGATAACTTTTCTAAGATCGTCTGCTTCCGCTGAGCTAAACCCAGCTAACTCTCTAGAAACACCCAAAACATCTTCTTGATATAGCATGATACCAAGAGACGGACCTAGGACTTTTTCTAACTTGGGATGATCATATGCTATTTCGGATCTTCCATGTCTTCTATCGATATACAGCTTATCCATTCCGGAACCCATAGGGCCAGGTCGATAAAGCGATATAAGCGCCATGATATCCTCAATGTTACGAGGCTGAAGCTGAACCATTAATTGGCGCATACCAGCAGACTCAAGCTGAAAGACTCCCATAGCTTGACCCTTAGAAAGAAGATCGTATGTTTTTTTATCATCAATTGGAATTTTATTAACATCTATTTCAATATTCTTTTTTGAATTAACTAATTTAATACAAGTGTCTATTACTCCTAGATTTCTTAAACCAAGAAAATCTATTTTTAGCAGACCACATTGTTCTACCCTACCCATATCCCACTGGGTAACAACTGGCTTATCAACACCCTTCTGCATTATTGGCAGATAATCCACTAAGGCGTTGCGAGAAATAACTACTCCAGCGGCGTGTATTCCAGTTTGCCTCACTAAATTTTCAAGACCAAATGCGGCGTCAATAATCTCTTTAGCTTGCGCGTCTTTTGAATAAAGGGAAGAAAATTCCTGAACTTCCATACACTCGTTTAGATTTTTAGAAACCCCAAGAACTGGTGGTGGAATAAGTTTTGCTACTTTATCTCCAGAAGAAAAATCATAACCCAAAGCCCTGGCCGCATCTCTAATTGACTGCCTTGCTCCAGTTCTATTAAATGTACATATATGAGCTACTCTATCGCTGCCGTACTTCGATCTGGCATATTCTATAACCTTATCTCTATGCCTATCGTCAAAGTCTAGATCGATATCTGGCATCGATTTTCTACCTTCAACCAAGAATCTTTCAAATAACAAACCAAATTTAATAGGATCTAAATTAGTTATATCAAATGCGTACGATAGAACGCTACCAGCAGCAGATCCTCTTCCCCATCCAACCCTAATATCGTTTGACTTTGCCCACCTAACTAAATCTGAAACAACTAAAAAGTATTCAGGAAAACCCATTTCTTTTACAACTTTAATTTCATGTTCTGCTCTTTTTACAATAATCTCAGGGATTGGATTACCGTATCTATTTTCTAATCCTTCCCAGGCAAGACGTTCAAAATACTCGGTTGAAGACTCTTTTGTAGGAATGGGAAAATTGGGAAAGTGTATTTCTCCAAACTTTAGATTTACATCTACCATATCACAAACTGACATTGTATTTTTTAACCACTCGGCTTCAAAGAGTGATTCCATCTCTTGATATGATTTTAGGTAAAAGTTATCTCCAGAAAAAGAAAACCTATCTGGAGTATGTATAGTGGAGTTTGTAGCAACACATAACATAACGTCATGTGCTCTCGCATCATGCTGGTGGACATAGTGGCAGTCGCCAGTTGGAACTATCTTTGCGCCAATGGCCTTTGCTATTTCAACTAATTGGTTTGAAATTTTTCTTTGTTCAGTAAGACCATGATTTTGTATTTCAATAAAATAATTTTCTTTTCCGACTATACTCTGCATTGCATAAGCGGATTCTAAAGCGAACTTGTAATCATTTCTTAGGAGAGCTTGACATATTTCGCTATTCAGACATCCGGACAGCACTATAATTCCATCGGCGTGCTGGGATATTAAATCGTGATCTATTCTTGGTTTTACATAGTATCCCTCTAAGAAAGACCTAGATGACATTTTGATAATATTATGATAGCCAGAATTATTTTTGGCTAGTATTGTCAAATGATACGGACCTCTTTGTTCCCATTCATTTTTTGATGGACCAGATCTCTCTTCTTCATCTCTATCAAATCTGGTTTTTCTTGCTTGATAAAACTCACTTCCGAAGTATTGGTTTTACACCAGCTGACTTAGCTGCATCATAAAAATCAAGCCACGAATGTATATTGCCATGATCAGTAGTTGCCAAACCAGCCATGCCCAACTTTTTGGCTCTTTCAAGATACTTCTCTACATCTCCATGTCCGTCAAGCATTGAGAACACCGTGTGATTATGGAGATTGGTCCAGTTTTTCAACTTATACCTCTTTGTCTTCTAATGTCATTGAGAACTTTATCTCTGTCTCTTTTATAGCAGACCACTACAACACCCTTGCAATACCTACATACGGGCGGAACTCCTGCCTGAGCAAATGGACTAGAAAACATAGATCTGTCGGACTGCTCAGTACCGCACTCAGTGCACAGTCCTATTACATCATCACTCGACATTATCTTTCCTTACTGTTTTATATGCAAATCTGACTGGTGACGGAGAGGATTTTTCATTTGTTTCTATAAACTTGTCGCCTATTTTAACCCACTTGTTTCTTTTTTCCAAAGAACAATTACCACATCCAACCCCAACTGAATTTGCTCTTTCGCACGTATATGGTCTGCCGCCAATTCCAAGTTCTCTTCTTCGTATCCAATCATTAATATGTGCCGTTGATTTCTCAAAGTTATAGTCATTGCAATTACTTAATATTTCATGTAAATACTTAATTGAATCAATATTATAGGTGAGTATGGAGCACAAAAACAACCTAGCTTCATGCTCTAATTGCTTGTTATTAATAGCCTGCTCATGTAGCCTTTTTATTGACGGACAATTATTCCAAAGAGTTTCTTTTTCAAAAGACTTTTCTTTTTCGTTAAAAGCTTTTAACTTGCTTGATCCATACTTATTAAACGAATCTAAAAAATCTTTTGGTTTTGTTTTTTCTTCTTCCATTTGATATGTAAATTGCCTGTACCACTCATTAGCGGTGTAGGAAAAATCCTGATCTTCAACTGTGTTGTTTTGAAGAATCGAACAATATTTTGTTATTGCTTCTATTCCAGAATCAAATATATTTTTTGGAATTAAATTCTTATATAAACCAGTTGATTGATGCTTGGAACCAGGTAGACGCCACATTCTTCTCATATCGTAAACGGCAAAATCTAAAGACTCTATCAAATATTTTTCTTTTATTTTTGTAGCTATATATCTAAAAATTTTAGGTAACTCATTAGTTGGATTTATGCCAAGAGCGATAGCTTCACACTCAATATGAAAACCTTTTTTACCAGTAAAATACACAAGCACTGATTTTTCTGGTATATATTTTAATAAATAATTATACAAAAACTTTACCTCTTGATAACACTTCTCTATATCCTCATTATCAAGATCAAAGTACAATGAACCTAAGCGTACTGCGTCTTCTATGGTTGTCGTATTGTAGTGCCAAACAGAAGTGTACAAACCAGTATTATTATGATTATTTCTATATTGATCTATATTATAGTATTCATAAAACAATGGATTATCACCAGACTTATCTCTAATAACCCTGTCTAAAGACGGAACATACCTAGCAACTTCTACATATTTCCACTGAGATAAAAACTTATCTTGATCTAAAGGTAACTTCATTTAATCTGTACTTTTCCATGTTCTTGAAAAAAATTCCAAATAGCTAATCTATTTTCATCTACCATTTCTTTACTGTAAGATCTGTAATAAATCGATTCAGATATAAAAGATTCTAAATTAGAAGAAATATAGAGTCTTTTTTGTAATGGGTTAGTTGTCTGTTCGTCCATTTGGTTTCCATCTATGCTCTATTATATCTTCTCCGTCTACAATATTGTGGAGCTTTGAAGCGATGTTATCGGCCAAATGTACGATCATTTCAGCATGAGAGGTCGGCATTGTTTCCGGTATCGGTGACCAAGGCCCAAGATGGCATCTTACTATTCTTAGAACTGATTGTACTGTGTCTTCATCAACATACAAAGTAGTAGAAGAGCTTTCTGAAGTATATTTTTTATCTTCTTCTATACACCAATCTACAAAATTATCAACTGTATAAGGGTGAAATGGATCGTATACGCATTGTTCAGAGGGCGAATGCTTTTTACCCTTTGTTACATCATGTAGTAAAGCTGCTGCGTAAATCAAATCTCTTTCATGTACATCAAGAACGTAGGAATCAGATATTATTTTTGCTACCCTAACCACTCTTTTTGTATGAAGGACGTTCCCCCCAAATCCGTGCTCATCGATTGGGTGATATTTTCCAGAAAAGCTGGAAGGTATTTCCCAGAAGTCTTTTGCTTTTAATAAAACTGATCGTACAAAACTTTTTAAATGAGTTGAAGAAATCAAATCTATTTCTTCAAGAAGACTGCTTAAAACTGCGTTTTCTTCTTGGTTATTTTTAAAGTATACATTTTTATCAAGAAGTTCATCTAAGATTGTTTTTTTCATTGCCGATCTCCACTCCAAAATGGACCATATTTTTCAATTAATTGATTATATTCTTTGTCAACTAGATAGTATATAAAATCAGATAGATCAAAAAATTCTTTAAATTCCGCCATTTGATTTATTTTTTTTGTTTGCTCTCTAGTAAACATTATACCAAGTCTATAATCGTCATATTCTCTTGACATCTTTCCAGCCTTTCCACTTTGAACATGGTTTATCAAACGGACACTTTTTACAGTACCAGGTTAAACCCCTACGAGGAACAAATGCTTCCTCGTTGACTATCTCTTCAGTCCAAAATTCTAAAGCCATTATATCTTCATCATCAATATCATATTCTTCAAATGCTATTTTGGGTTGAGCAAAGTCTATGTAACCAAATTTAGTTTGTTTTATTTTATTTGGATTTTTAAATGAATAGACATGTCTCATCGCAGCAAAGTCTATTTCATACATATTTTGATGACTATCTTTATAATTAAATAAAAACTTAATTACATAATATTTATTATTTTTAGCTAAGATAACATCAAATACATATTTGATTTTAGCATTTCGTGTAACCGGGACTATGCACTCGTCGTTTATAGATATAGGTATAAAGTTTTCGTCACTAAAATTTTTATGAAATGACAACAATATAGAAGCTGCTTTTGTTGTTAGGCTGGCGTTGTTTCCATAAGCGCTCTCATGTTTTTCTGTGATTATGTCATAGTGAGAAACATCTTCAGAGAACCACAGTTTTTCCCATCTGTTTAACAACGAAGAATATGATGGAGCGTAACCTCCTTGTTTTTTATAAAAGAAATAGTAAATAATATCTTTTATAGTGTTTTCAAATCTTTCAGCTATAAGATCCCTGCTTTGTATTTTTTCCAAAAGCTGATCTTCATGTCTGTATTTATATAAAAGAGCACATGTTTGAAAGTCTTTTAGACCTTTTGTAGTTATTAGTTTCATTATGAAAAGTCTCCATTGTTTAATAAGTCATCTAATATCGATGAGGCATCGTATGATGCACTTGTAACCATTTCATATTCTTCATATGTTTTTTTAGAATCCACGTATCTTACCAAGGGGGGTTCATAGGCAAAGGCTGAACCGGTGATTCTATTTTTGGGTATCTGCAGCTGCATTATGTTTTCATCTTCTGAGTCATCGCCACTGATTAGCTTTTTCTCAGTAATAAATATTGTAATCGCACACTTTTGCTGAATGGCAAGTGATCCACCGGTATCCGACTGAAGTACTACTTCTCTTCTTTCTTTCATTCTATTGGAATTTTCTTGTGCAGTTATGATTAGTACACAGTTCATGTCTCTGGCTATTTTTTCTAAACGGACCATCATTTCTTCAAACTCACCCCATCTAGCTTTACCCTTTGATCGAGTAAACATTGACTGTATGGTGTCGATAACTATGACGTCAGGAATATCTTGATTTTGTAATAAAATTTCCCTTAACCATTTTTCTAAATCTTCAAAATATGGAGTATCTGGATCATGCTTGACCATGAGCCTTTCGCCCCATTGTGTCAATTTATTAATAAATGTATTCATATACTTTTTCTTATCTTCGTCATTCCAAGTAGCTACTTCGGCATAAACGTTTCTGCCAATTATTTGTGTCATCAATATTCTTTCCCAGTGGCTTTTGGCTTCCTCAAAGTTAACATACAAAGCTCTGTATCCATTGTCCAACCAATTATTAACCAGGCATTTAGCAAATGTGCTTTTTCCTTTTCCCGATGCAGCTATTATCGCATGCACTGATCCCCTATAGAAGCCCCCATCATTTGTGTATCCCATAGCCCTATTCAGCGATTTATATTGAGTTGGCAAAAAGTCTGGAGTATCTAAAAGAGAATCTATTTTTTCTATTATTTCTTTTGCAGTTACAACTCCATCGTAGGGATTGTAATTAATTTGGTTTTCAAGAGTAGTTATCTCAATAGCCAAAGATGTCATCTTTGATAAGTCTTCTTCTGACTTTAAACCCTTTTGACTTAAAATAAACTCCAGCTCTTTTAATAAATTTCTTTGTTTAATCTTGTTGTACTTGTGTTTTATGACCTTTGTTACAGCTTCGGGCGTAGAAAGATCCATACTACCCAAAACACCCATTATCATATCAACGCCATGTTGACCATTTAGAGCTTCGTATAAGTCACTTTCGGTGTGCATCCATGTCTTAAATGCAACAGGATCTACAATGTCTAATTCTGTAGATGTCGAATAGGCAACAAGGGCTTTATAAAACTCGTTGATTCCATTTTGCCCCTCTAACAAACCAACCATCTCTGGCTGCAGGTTATCTTTAAAGAAAGATATTGCGCCATTTTGCCTAAAAGAAAGAGCAAAAATTTGATATTCAATAGGATAAATATCCGTAGTGATGGGTGCTACCGAACTATCTGTCATGGTATTTTTTCCTATTTTTCATCTTTCTATACAAATCTTTTTTTCTTTTATTGTACTTCTTTTTTTGTTCCTGATAATACTTATTGGTTTTTACACTTTTTTTGGATGATTTATTTTCTATTGGCTTTGCAGAACGAATTGCCTGTAGCATTCTATCATAGACTGCTTGTTCCGTAAGCAGATCATTATATCTGAAAACTATTAAAACTATTCCAAGTTCTTCACATTTTTGTAGTTTTTTCTTGTCTCTTTCTACAGCTTGCTCAAAATCGTACTTTGATTCAAAAAATCTTTGAGTATAGTAAAAGTGCTGTCGTCCGATGAAATTCAGCTGCTACCTTGAAAGATGGACAATAGACATCCAATTTTAGCTTTTCACCTATATGAAATTCATTAACAACCTTTTGACCAGGAAGAAGCTTTTTCATTACATGAGTTAAAGCGGCTTGGCCCCTAGAAGATTTTTTCTTTTGTTCTTTGATCCAATTTAAACCAAGAGCAGATATTCTTTTATTTAAATCTTTATAAGATATATCTATTTCTTTTGCTATTTCCGATAGCGTTAATTCTGAATCAAATAATAAATCTATTAAGAATAGGTCATCTTCTTTATCAGTTTTTATATGTTTTTTTTCCATTAAACTTTGTCCTATCAACTGATTTTGTTTTAGAAAAACTAATAACTTTTCCTAAATCTAAAATGGATAAGTTGAAGTTTTCCCAAATTCTATGCGCTAAACCGGCAGAGAGGACAGGACAGTCTAATATTACTGTATCGCTTACTTCTTTAACTTTATCGAGAGACTCACAGATATCATCAAGTTTGTCGTAAAAGTTATTATAAGGCACATGAATATGTGCAGCGGGCAAGCCAAGCACGCGCGATACATGCTTTTTCTCGTTAAAAGAAACAATAATATATGGTGCTTTTTCTATATAAAATTCCACGAATGATTTAAATATCATTTCATTCGTATGAAAATAGTTTTCTAAAGTTGAAGAATTAAAATAAATAGACTCATTACTAAAAATTGATAAATCCAACTCATCATCTTTTTCTGCAGAGAAAACAAACGATGACGGTACTGCTTTCATATAACTTGAATCATCAATAGAAAAAGATTTTTTAATATCTTCTATAAATGCTGGAGGAACACCCTTGCCGTCATTGGAGCTTAGCGCAAGTAAAACAGTTTTTGGAAAAGAAACAAATGCGTATTTATTTTTCCCAAGCATTTTTTTAGTAAGCGTCTGAATCGTTTGTGTTTGTGAAGTTATTTTGATTTTGTTTTTCATTTTATACTCCAAAGTTTCCCCATGTTATTAGTGTTGGACTGACATCAATTATTGATTCTATGTGTTTAATATTATGGAATTCTCCTCTATCTATTGTTGAATATCTGTCATATTTTGATTGCTTGTCTTCGTCTTTTTGATAGCCCATATGCTTCATGATAAGTCCAGAATTAAGCCAATAGTTTCTTTGGCTTATCCAGTCTCTCACATAAGATGGTTCAGATCCACACGCTAATTTACGATTTAAAAATCCACCATTTTCTTTAAATCTAAAAATTCTAGAACTATTGTTTGGTGCCCATAGCTTGTCTTGCCTATATTGTCCTTCATTCCACATATGGTAAAATTTAACATTAACTACGTCAAATTCGGATTTATCCAAGACTTCTCTAATGTTAAGAGAATCTAAGTCCTCTTTTTTATAGAGCATTTCGTCGCAATCAATCGCAACAATCCAATCTCCGACTTTAGCAAATTCAGAAAGATTGCCCCAAGCAAACGCACGAAGTTGTCCTTCGTGTTTTGTAAACAGCGGTTCTGGGGTTTGGAATGTTGAACAATATTGTTTAGCTATTGACAAAGTGTTGTCATCAGAACAATCATCTGTAAATATTATATGATCTACTTGCTGAGAAAGTCTCTCAAGAACTTCTTTAAGATATCTACTTTCTTCATTCCTGCCGACCATCTGGGCATATATTTTATAATTCATAAATTTTCCTTACACTAGGAAGTGGGGGAAGCGCCGATCACACCAACGACGCTTCCCCCAAACTGTTAACTACTAAATTTCGAGCATTTCCCTAACGCTGACAGCAGAGACGCGCTCTACATCAGTGTTAGTGGAAAGAATTTCACCCTTGACATTCTTGCGGCCAAGAGCAACCTTCTCTGCATCTGACTTATTCTTTGCCTTAACAAGGAATGAAGTCGTAACCTCAAAGTAGTTGAACTTATTATCTGACATATTTTTTCCTTTATGAGTGTAGTGGTTAATTACGAGAACCAATTATACATAAGCATGAGAAAAAAATCAACTTGTGCCACAAAAAAAGATATCCCCCCCAGCAATATCTACTGGAGGGGATACCCTAGCGCCGGTTTCCGAAGTTTCTATTATAGCAGATTTCCGTACTACCTACACAACTATTTCTTTTTGTACTGGCCAATAATATGGAGTTATTTCATTAGGTTTTTTGTTTTGAGCTTTTGCCGTAGACATAGCTTCTTTTACTTCATTAATCAAAACAAGATCTTCTTTAAAGAAAGGGAAATAATATTCCCAATCCTTTTTTAACAAATTTGCCCTATGGGATCTATGAAGACTTTCATTTCCAAACCAAGATGGAAGTTGCGCCTCTATTAAAATGTTTTCAAACTGCATTGTGTTTTTGTATCCTCTTTTTATCCATTCTCGAATGGTGTAATTTTGATAAACTTGCAGAGCAGCTTCGTAGCCTTTCCACATAAGGGTGACTGGATGGTTTCTCCAGCCTTTTGTTTCTGTTCTGTCTAATAAAATATTTAATACTTGAAACGTTTCGACTCTCTGTTTACCGAGTCTTTTCGAGTCAAGTATTTGGACAGATTTTTCAAAATCTGGATACGGCAGAAAGGTCTGCATTAACTTTCTTTCTTAAACTCTGTCCAAGTTTTATCGCCTACACCATAGTATTCCCTTGCAAGCCCGGCAGCAACAATGTCTGTATTGAGACAGTTGCCACTTGAGTCCCAAACTTTTGCCAAAACTCGACCATACTTTTCATTTTTATCTATTACAGTTTCAATTTTGACCTTGTGATTTGCTCGAGTAAGCCACTGGTCAGTAAACTCTTTTGCGGCTAGGCCCTTCTGCTTTTCTTCTACATTAGAAGTACGACTTTCAGGAGTGTTAACTCCATAGAGGCGAACTCTACCCTTCTTCAGTGTGTCAAAACCAAGGTCAATAATAATATCAAAAGTATCACCATCTACTACCTTTTTTACTTCTGCGTTATAGATCCAGGGATTTAGTTTGTCTGACATATTTTCTCCTATTGTTTTATATTTTTAGAATGCGAAACTGCTATAAACTTATAGTTATTTTTTACAGTTTTTGAACCGTGTAAAACAGTATTATCTATAATGATTATATCACCGTTTTTAGGCTTTATGACAACTTCTTCATCTCTTTGATTTATCATATAAAATTCCCCGCCATCATAATTATCATTTAGGTAAAAAATAAAAGAAACAAATTTTTCTACCAAAACATTGTTTACTTGATAGATGTCTTTATGAAGATTAAGCTTTTCATTTTTTGGATACTTAAAAACGTGGCTAGGATTAATTCTATCAATTTTTATTGAACTAGAATACGAATTAACAATGTTTATTAACTTTTTATCTCTGTTATCTCTGCTAAGAATATCAGAAAATTTTTCCTGCCAAATACCTATTTCTTTTTCATCAAGATGCATATGATATCCGCTGACCTTTATCGTGCCAGCTAAAAAAATCGTATACTATTTCAAGAAATTTCCATTGATCTTCTTTGTCAAAAAACTGCTTGAGATGCAAAAACACATTAATCTCTTTCTATACCCATGTAATCACATGCATTGCGGAATATTGATTGGCTTACCTTAAACTGAGCGTCAGCATGGCTGTAGCCCTCTCCGGGCTTTGGCGAAGACGCATGCCAGCTGTGGCCTATGGAAACGGATCCATCGTAAACAACATTGTACCCAAGATGACGAGCAAAATAGGAACACCAGGTCTCTTCATAGTAGTGTGGAGTTGGTAAAAATGCGCCAACAGCATCTGGATACAGTTCTCTGTACTTGGAATTATTTGTCAAGTTATCCCAAACAGACCTTCTGATAAAGTACGCAGAACCAGAGATTGTTACACAATTAATTCTATCTCTATACAAAACGTCACTTGGATCTGGCTCCATCCAACCTCTATGGGCTGGTTTTGTATTTGTACCCACAATCCCCGCATGTCTAATTAGACCATACTCATCTCTTTGTTTTGGCCCAAGTATATGTATATCTTTTTCTTGATTAAAAATTTTACAGATATTTGTTATGTCTTTGTTTGTAAACCACACGTCTGCATTTAGAAGAGCAATAACGCTATTGGAACCTCTTAATGCTAACTTGTTACACGCTGCAGAATAGCCTATATTTTTATTTAAAGATATTCTATCTATGCAGTATTTGTCATCATTTGATCTAAGCCAATTAATAGTATCATCACTTGAATCATTGTCTGCAATATATAGGTTCCAGTTTTTTTCGTTAGAATTTAACCCTTCATGCAGAGAATCAAGTAGTCTTTCCAGAAGGGGTCTAGTATTGTAGTTAACAATACAAAGATCAATCATTTTCGAACCTATTTTCTATTACGCTTTTAAATGCGTTATCTTCGTTCATGCCAAAGTCGATATATTTTTTATACTTAGCGTAGGCTTCTTCTACATTCTTTGAATCAAAGAATTCTATAAAAGAATTATATGGTTTATAATTTTGCTCTTTTGAAAAAAAATCATAACCAATGGTGTGGCTTAACGGTGTAGGTTTTAATTGCGCTTTATTTCTTTTCCAAAAAATATAAAAAGATATCCCCAGTAGCGCTGCTGCTGAAAAGTATTTAATTCCAGTAGTCTTCATCGTCTAATCCACCATCTGTTGCAACATAGACGTTTTCTATCGCGGCGTTTACAGCGTTAACTATTCGCATAAACATAGTTTTCTCTTCTGGAGAAACTTGGCCCCCTAAAAGGGTAGCATATGTTTTTTGAACATGGAGAAGAATTTGGAGATCTTCTATCAAAAATGTTTGACCGGATTCTAGTTTTATGTTAACTTTCTTTTTTTTATTGGTTTTTTTACTCACTGCTCTTTGCTTTCTTTTTTGTTTTTTTTACTTCCGTGTCTTCTTCCGGCAAATCATCTGCGGATGTTACATACGCACATAAGCTATCGGTATCTGGTTCAAAGGTAACAAACAAAATTCTTTTATCTTTTTCTGAATAACCATCCGGTGGTGGTGATTCAATTGCTATTTTCTTAGATGAACACCCATAGACCTGGCTATGATTTTTGTATACAACAATGTAATTTAATTTTGACGCTGGCATATGCTTATAATACTATCACAATTCCAGTAAGAATACTCAGCAGCACTGCAATTAAAATTGCCGTTAGTCGTTGAGACGAATCATTAGATTTAACTGCTGAAAAATGCATTCCTATTGTCCAATTAATAAGTAGAACAAAAAGAACAATTTTTATAATATTGGTAAACATATCGATTTATCCAACTAGCCTACCAATAGTTATTGGAAATTTTTCTTTAGACAACGCGTATACGGCTTTAGCATATTCTTGAATTTCCACTTGTGAATCTTCTGCTAATCTTTGAGTTAAGAATAGACACACTGACTGCAGACTGCAGGACCACCTGTACACAACATGCATTCCATAAGCAGGAAGAAACAGCCTGGCCTGTTCTGGCGCAACACCCTGCTCTAAAGCCATGCTGTAAAGAGCCTCGCCTTGTTTTATAAGTTTTTTTAATTCGTCCGTAAGAAGTGCGCCATGCCATGGGCCTATTGGGCCACCAGATCCCTGTTTTTTATCTTCCGGCGCCATTCTCCATTGATCTGATTCAGGTATATAAAATTCTGGATCCATAGTCACATATCTTCTAGACGACTCATTCCAAGAATCCATAGTGTGATCAGAACCCACTACATACTTCCAATGCTGTCTAGCAACCATCAAAGGTGCTTTAATTTCAAAGGTCATAAAAGCGTGTCTAAATGGGGACATATGATTTTCTCTAATCAAAAAATCTATTAGCCTAGCGTCCTTAGGGGATAATTCTTTTGACTCTTTTGCAAAAGACGCTCGAGCTGCGTTTACGACAGAGAGATCATCCCCCATAGAGTCGACAAGTCTTACATAACCATTGCCCAAGACTTTAACTATACTAGTGTCATTCTCCATTAGTCTTCCTCTGGTAAAAATATAGAATCATCATCCATTAAGTCTAGCATATATGTATTAAAATCGCTAGATTTTTTGTATAAAGATCTTAATAAATTATTTATATCAGAAGGAATTTCATAATCTTCGTTTTTAAAATCAAATAAATTTTTGATAATGATATTTATCTCTTGAACTGAGCTGATTAATTCCGTGTTTAATTCAGTACAAAACTCTATATAACGTTCTGTTTTGATCTTTTGTAAATGTTCTGAATTATTTATATCAAAATTCAACATCATCTCTTTAAAGATTTTATTTATATTTTCTTGATTTTCTCCGAAAATTATTCATATTATTTTGCGTTGTCCCTCACAAACTTTACCTCACAAGAATCTGTAGTGCAGTATCGTTCGCCTATGGCGTCTGCGGCCATCCCAGCATATACGCCCGTTAAATCAATCGGGAATAGCTTATTGACCTGATCTAAATATTCCTGCTCTGTTATTTGCGTGTAGGGCATTTGTGGATATGTATCATTGCCACTTGGAAGAAATGATACAGTTTTCAGTTGCCCGTCGTGCATGTGTAAAACAGTTCCAATATACTGAGCTTCTGTGTCTTTATTAAAAGATACAGTAACTGAAACAGAATTGTCTGACCAGTATCTCTGAGCAGTTGTAGCTAGCGCCATCTTTTCAAAAATTGTTACATCTTTTTCAGATCTGACAGCGTGAGATTTAATTGGGAAATATACAACAGAGGTTGTGTCCGGTGACTCAGCTGCTGGTTCAACTTTATAATTAGCCATTTTAAATAGTGGCAGCATTGGATCTTCATTTGAAAATCTAATTGTTCTATTAAAAAACTTACCACCAGGAGTCCAGTGGACACCGGGGGACTCCCCTGCCAAAATCGAAACAGTACCAGATGGTTTAACCGTTGTCATTTTAATAGACTCACGAATCCCAAGCCATTCAGAATAAACATTGTCATATCTTTGCACTGTTTTATAGCCTTGATTCATCCACTCTTTCAAAACTGGCATTCCAAGACGATCTGCAAAGTCTGCGACACCAGACATGGATGTTCCTATTCTCCTATTTCTTTGCATGATTGCGTTTGTTTCTTCCCAGTGTGTCGGCAAAAGAGTTACTGTTTTAGCGTATAGGTACGCAAATTTTAATGTGCGCTTGTAGTCTTCTAGGCTTTCGTGTCTACCCAAATAGGTCTCAACCAACGTACAGCATTCATAAGACTCCAGTGATTGCTCCGCACATGGATTGTACCCAGCGACTCTATGATCTTTATTGTTTGGCGGGTCGATCAGTCTGCCATATTTTCTGGAAATATCCATCCAGATAACACCCGGCTCACCATTTAATGAAATTCCCTCTATGATTGGGGTAAGGTCTGCTCCAACTTCTGTTTCAACGGAATTGTTTGACATCCAACCCCAACCTGGTGCAGATGGGTCGTAAGAGTTGCGCTCTGGAAATCTATCTTTGTTTTTTAAATTTAAAAATTGTTCATCATTTAACCTACCTATTAACAATTCTGCAGAACGTCTAACGTTACCAGAAACAACACAAACTCCAATAAGATTGCCTATATCAGCGATGTCTACTCTTGTTAGCTTTGAGCCGCTTCTGCCAGCAAACATCCTGTTGATATGCTGATGCAGCTTTAGGAGCGGCTCATGACCAGCAGCAACGCCTCCAAAAGTTTTTATCGGAGTACCAGATGGCCTTATCAGCGAATAGTCAAACGAGTATCTTGGTTGATTTTCTTTTAGGTAGGAATTTAACAATAAAGTTAATGACTCTACCCAACCCTCTCTTGTGTCTGGAATAATGTAAGTAATATTTTCACCATTTGGTTCATGGATTATAAAATCTTTGTCTGCACCTTTGTCATCAAAACCAACGCCAACACCAAGCATTGAGGCCTCCATTAGGAACGCAAAGGGTCTTGCTGGATTTATTTTAGTCATTTCTGATGTTGAAACAAACGCGCAATTCTGTAGTGCCGCTGAGTTTTTCTGTACATTGACTATGTTTGTACCCATAGCCCAAAGGCCTCGACCAGGAGGGGTCCACTTAAGATTGAACAGTCTGTCAAATGCCTCTTTCGCGCTTGCTTGTGCCTTAGCGTCATTCCAAGGAAGTCTATTCTTTTTGCAATGATCTTTCTGTAGAGAATAGGTTCCATTGATAACTCGCTCACATACATCTACCCATGATTCTTTTGATCCGTCCTCTTTTAATCTACTGTAGGTTCTAAGAAATGTGATTTCTCCTACACTATTACCACCTGCGTCTTTATACCCAAATGGGGATGGCTTTGATCTATAGCTATCTATAAATTCTTCACTAATCCTAAAAGAAAACATAGTAGATTTTGCCGTTAGCGGGGCTGCGTCTGGATTTCCGTTTTCAATTTCTTGTATCATTTTATTCTCCTTCAGTTAACTACTAGTGTTTTAATAAATTTGGGATTTAGTTTTTCTATTTCTTTTGACTTTATTTTTTTGATTTGATCAAATGTGTATACATTATATATTTCTCTTTCAAAAAAGTATCCACTTCTCCAGTTAAATACTTTTTCTACATTATTTGTATGACTTGTAAATATATTAGATATAACAGCTCCACCATATATTCTAATTAAGTTCTGCATTTTTTTGTTAACAACTTCTTTTGTTTTCTCCGTTATAGCTCCACTGCTTTCTGCATGGGAGTATAGCCAGTTGTAAGCCTGTCTAGTAATCGGAGAATAATCGATTGGATCTATGACACCTAGCTCTAATAATGATTTGTGATTATTCTGTATATCAATGTCTTTTTTTACAACTTCTCTGAATAAAGAAAACCAGTCTTTTTCTTTATATTGGTTCCAAGTTGGACACCAAAAAAGCATCAAATGAACTGGATCTGGAATATTTGTTTTTTCCATAGTTGGAAGAAGCATCGTACACGCAATAGCTTTTTTAACTTCTTCCTTACTTAGGTCAGAATTTTTGTTTTTATTTTCAAAATTTGTCCACAACTTACTAATGTGGGTATCCCAATCTGATTCTCCGAATATATATATTCAGATACTTTTCTGCCAAATCCAGTGGCATTGTACCCTTATTAACTACCGACATCATCTTCTCTAACATCATCTGGATAATCCTTATTAAATCTACTGAAAATCGAATAAACCTATATACTGTCTCTTATAACTAACAATCCCGCCCTGTTAGGGGCGGGACAAACATTATTCATGTCTATTTCCGCTGCACAATTATAGCAGGAGGAAATGTTGTTAGATTGTTTTTGAACGAAAATTACAAAGCGCTTCTAATACCCTTAAATTCCAAAACTTTATTTCTACCGTAGTCAGATGCGGTGTTTGGTTGACCATAGCCACTTGGGAATACATTCGCGCTCGCTACACCATCAAATGTGTAGTTATCGTACAAGCTGTAATCTGTTGTTCTCTGAGCGTGTCCGTAGCCTGAGCTAAAAGCTTCGGCTGAAGCAACGCCGTCAAAAACGTAATTCGTGTAGAGTGCGTAAGCTCTTGTCTTGTCTGAAGCGTGTCCGTAACCTGAAGTAAACACTCCAGAAACACCCTTGTAAGTATGTGGTTTAAATCTAGCGCCTTCGTAACCAACACCATCGGCCATGGTTCCCGAGAGTGGGTGGACATAAAGTGTGGTTCCGTTAAAGATCTGGGACAATAGAACGTTGCCTGGGTGACGACCAGTGCCAGGAACGTAGTGATTATCTGGGCCACCAGTTAAAACACCTGGGGCAAAGAGTGGGTAGAAAGAGTAGGTGCCAGCAGTACCCTTCCACGGATTAACCATGTCGCTGCTGTTACGGCCCCTAAGAACCGGCCTTGGACCAACATAAAATGTAGCCATATCAGTATCTCCTTAGATTTGCTTTCCTATATAGTAAAAAGAAATAGCCTTTTTACAC